GCTGGATGAACTTGAAGGCGTGAAAGCTTCTTTGACCGTACAGAAATGGAATGCACAGTGGATGCAAAATCCAACATCAGAAGAAGGTGCATTATTAAAACGTGAATGGTGGAGGAAATGGGAGGGCGCAATTCCACCGCTTCATCATATCATTCAATCGTATGATACGGCGTTCATGAAAAAAGAAACAGCAGATTATAGTGCCATTACTACATGGGGCGTGTTCTATCCGTCCGAGGACCAAGGACCTCAGCTCATTCTTCTTGATGCATTAAAAGGCAGATACGAGTTCCCTGAACTCAGACGTATTGCACTTGAACAATATGGATATTGGAATCCTGAGACGGTAATCGTCGAATCAAAAGCATCAGGACTACCTTTAACTTATGAATTAAGAAAAATGGGAATCCCAGTTTTGAACTTTACACCATCAAAAGGTAATGATAAACATACAAGGGTTAACTCAGTTGCACCTCTATTTGAAAGTGGATGCATATGGGCGCCCACCGAACAGGCATTTGCTCAAGAGGTAATTGAGGAATGTGCGGCCTTTCCATATGGGGAACATGATGACCTAGTGGATAGTACAACGCAAGCCATCATGCGTTTTAGACAAGGAGGATTTGTTGACCATCCTGAGGATGCGTTGGACGATCCTATACCACAACCAAAGAAGGAGTATTACTAATGGGTGATAAAGCATTACGAGGTCAAGGAGCAGTTTTAAAAAAAGATCCTGCAAAACCAATTAATCCTGTTCAACCAAAACCGGGGCGTGAACTTACAGAAGCGTACCTTAAAAAATTAAAGAATAAAAAATAATGTTTAAAACGATTTATTTAATTTTACTGGAAACATTAGGTGCAGGCCATCGTCTTGTTAAAAAGATGAAGAAGCTTCTTGATGAAGCTGAAAGCCCGTCTGATAAAGTTACACGATTTCCAGACTCAAGCGATACCACAAGCAGAGCATTTAATGAACTAGATCTTGATAGAGCAAATGCAGATCAACTTAAAGATTTTGAGATAGAATTAGAAAAAGCCATTGACCTTGGTCCAAGAGCCTTTAGCAAATTACCCATCGACTCACAGGGTAATATTTTTAGAAACGTAAAAAGATTTCAAAGAAGAACATTACAAAAACCAGAAGGCATTCAAACTTTAGACCGACCAGAAGCTCCAGTTTTAAAAATAGAATCAGGAGAACAGTTAACTGGTCAAGGGTTAGAAAGTTTACAAAAGAAACTTGGTCTACCAAAAGATTCACCCGGACCAAGAAAATCTAAAATGGATCAAGGTATTATTTCATTAAAAAGAAATGTTGCCGAAACAGAACAAGCCGCAACAGAATTTTCAGAATCTATAGATCAAGCTGCTAAAGTAAGAGATGATATGTTTAATCCTTCAAGACTACAACAATTACAAAACGAAGCTGAACTTAGAGGGGTAGCAAGATCATTAATTATTGATGATATTAAATCAGGTAAGTTAAAGAACTTATCACCGGGAATGAAAAAAGGAATGTTAGAACCAACAGGATCAGGACTAGACGGCGATCCACTTGATGTGTTGTTTAGATATTATGGGCCTGAAGCATCTGAGGTTTTAGATATGCTTGTTAAGAAACACGGTGCTACACCAGATGGAATTGATTTAATTAAACTTGATTTAAAAAACAAAGTTGGCATTCAACCAGAATTTGAATTCAAGCCAAGAGAGTTTCCAATGACTTCACTTGGAGGTCCTGAAGGAAAAATACCTTTAACTCAAAAAGAAGTTGTTGAATTTTTAACAGGATTGGATGCAGACGGTAATCCAATCTCAAAAGAAAAATTAAAATTTTATAATAAGCACATTGATCTTGCAGATGATCAATCTAATGTTCAAGGTTATTTAAGAAGATACTTACAAAATGAAAATGACCAAGGACAGTTTTTAAAAAATTTACCTTCTAGTCTAAATACGAAAAGTGCAGTAGAGATGAAAGGTACAAAACTTTCCGCAGAAGAAATTGATAAGTTAAAATTCAAAGTGGATCCAGAAGATGCACAGATGGATATTGATCCCGATGATCTAGTTGAGGCTCCCGGACTTCCAAACATATTGATGGTATAATCATGAAGATTCATCAGTATAGCGAAATGATGAAATACCTGACCAGACCTAAAGAGTCTGAGGAAGGCGGCGTGATTGGTGGTGGTATGATTGAAGGCGAAGACCTTGGTTCAAGAACCGGGTTTGCTGAACCTTTACCTACAGATGTTCAAGACTGGTTAAAAGAAACTTTTCCAAATGCTAATTTAAATTTTACGTCAGATAGAAAATATGGAATTTTAAAAAAAGAAAATGCTAATCTTTATCAAACAATAGAGAGAGCGGCTAAACAAAAACAAAAAAACAAAGAATTTGTTTATAAAACTACAGCAGAAAGAAATGTCGAAAGAACTGGAAAACAATCAATAGAAAAAATAAAAGAAAAATTTAAAAAAAATTTTTTAGAAAAAAAAGTAGATAAACCAACTTATTCAAAAACATTTAATGAAGTTAAATTTAAAAATAAAAAACAAGAAGAACAATATATTAAACTACTTAAAGATAAATATTCAAAACCTGCTTCCGGAAAAGGTTCTATTACAAATGCCGAAATAGCAAAAAAATTTAATGTATCAGATTATGTGGTAGAAAATATAAATAGTATTTTATCTAAAAAATTAAATCTACAATATCCTAAAAGTAAGGCATTTTATGAAGCTCAAGGAAAACTAACTCCTCAGCAACAATCTTTATTAGAGGCAATAGAAAAAAGAAAAATAGCACAGTTAGAACTACAAGGTAGGAAATTTCCAGCAGTAAAAGAATCAGGCAAAGTAATCCATCATATTATGCCTCTCGGTGGAAAAGAAAAAATAACAGCACAAGGACTTGCCCTTATCGATGATGAAATGAATAGGGCGATGATAGAGTTTGAAAAACCTATTTTAAAAAATGCAAGACGAATAAAAGAAATATACGAAAATCAAATTAAATATGGTAATCCAGACAGCCCTCTTCCAAAAAATATCCAAGAAGAAATTAAAAAAATAAATATGGAAAACAGAGGATATGTAGAATTAGCTAAAAAGAAACTTCCAAAAAATTACAGAGGTTTAATTGGTTACTACGAGTATGAACCTACTGATTTAACACAACCTGTAAAAAGAAAAGGAATCAATCCAAACTTAAGTGTTGTAGGTATCGAAGGAGATGATTTTGTTTTAAAAGATAACCCTAAACAATCAAAACAACTTGCTAAACAAATCAGAGAAACAACTGCTGACATTGCAGGAACAAAAGAGTTACAGCAAATAAAACAACTTCAATCAAATATACCTGTAGATGATATTTTACGAGACGCTGTAAGCGGCAGACAAGTATCAGCAAATCCATTTATGCAAATGATTAAAGTCGGAGCCCCGACACTTCCTGCAATCTTTGGTCCAACAGGTATCGCAGGTTTAACTTATGCGCTCAGACCTGAAGGTGGTTATGATTTAAGTGATCCATTAACAAGAGCTGGTTTTGAATTAGAGGCAGCACTTGCACCAACAGCAGTTAAAGGAACAAGTAAAGCAGCATCATATTTAGCTGGTGGTAATCAGCCATTGAGAAGAGGAATAGAGCGATTAATTAATCTTGGAATGAGAGCACCAACTGCATTAAAAGTTGCAAGAATAGCATCACCAATTGGTATTCTTTCATTGGGTGCAGAAGGTGCTTATCAATTCGGTAAAGCGTTACAAGAAGAAAAAGCAAGAATCGCGGCAATGTCACCTGAAGAGAGACAACGATTTGAAGAAGAACAAACCGCTGCAGCTTACATGGGTGAAGCAGAAAATTTTGCAACAGGTGGCAGAGTTGGTTTTGAAAAAGGTGGAAGCTCATCTGATAAAAAGAAAACAACACCTGCATTAGACAAACCTACAATTCAAATTGACCCTAACGCACCAACAGATCCCGGTAGAAGAGACTTCATGGAAAAGAGTGCAGGAATAGGTGCATTGGGTGCAGCGGCTGCAACAGGATTAATTAAGTTTGGACCAGAGATTAAAAAAGCCGTTACAGGTGTAACGACACAAATTGATCAAGTGCCAAATATTATTAAAGAATTATATTTAACAATTAAACAGTTTGGAAAACAAAGCGAATATCCAAAACCGGGATCAGGAAATGCTACGTACGAATTTAATAACTATAAACTGGAAGAAGGACCAGATGGTTACAATATTACAAGAACGAATGACAGAGGTGATTTTTATCCTTATTCAGAAGAAAATTTTGAAGTGCGTATAGACCCTGAAAAAGGTGTAACTGAGTATGATGAAATGACACTTACCATAGATGTAGATGGTAAACTTAAAGATACAGACTTTGGAATTGAATTAGAATCTTATGGAGAAATAGGAGTAGATCTAGCTAGAATAAGAGGTGATGATTCTTTAATTAAAATTGCTGACGAAGATATTGCCAAACAAATTGAAAAAGAAGAGGCTTTTTTAAAAGCCCTACAGAAAAAGGGAACAGGTGAAAATGATTAAAGGTAAGAAGTCAGGACCACCACCTAAATCAGGACCGTTGCCTCAAGGCTTGAATATAAGTTATAATACTGTTAAGACAGTCAAATTGGAGAAAATAAATGGCAGAAATAGACAAGTCACTACCAAACGAACCTAGAGGTGAAGTCACCATTCCGGGTCAAGAAGAGTTACAAGAAAATCTTGTTGAGCTACAAGAAGAACAAGCTCAGCAACCTGATGATTTAGAGATTACAGAAAACGAAGACGGATCAGTTGATATCAACTATGATCCAAATGCCGTGGCCCCTGAAGGTGGAGACGAGCATTATGCTAACCTTGCAGAATTTTTACCAGATACAGAACTTGGAAGATTAGGTTCTGATCTTTATCAAAAGTATGAAGAATACAAAATGTCTAGAAAAGATTGGGAGAGATCTTACACTCAAGGTTTAGACTTATTAGGATTTAAATACGAAAACAGAACTGAACCGTTTCAAGGTGCAAGTGGTGCAACTCACCCTGTACTTGCTGAAGCTGTAACTCAGTTTCAAGCATTAGCTTATAAAGAATTATTACCAGCAGACGGACCTGTGAGAACTCAAATCTTAGGAATGCAAACCCCTGAAAAAACACAACAAGCAAATCGTGTTCAAGATTTTATGAACTATCAAATTATGGATCAGATGAAAGAGTATGAACCAGAGTTTGATCAAATGTTATTTTACTTACCACTTGCAGGATCAACTTTTAAAAAAGTTTACTATGATGAAGTAGAAGGAAGAGCGACTTCTAAATTTGTACCGGCAGATGATTTGATTGTACCTTACACTGCAACATCACTTGATGATGCAGAAGCGATTATGCATAGAATTAAAATTTCTGAAAACGAATTAAGAAAACAACAAGTCGCTGGTTTTTACAGAGACATTGAATTAGGACATCCACAAGATACCGAAACTGAAATAGAAAAAAAAGAAAGAGAACTTGATGGTCAAGTTAAAACTAAAGATGAAAATGTATTTACTCTTTTAGAATGTCACATCAATTTAGATCTTGAAGGTTATGAAGATCTTGATGCGAATGGTGAGCCCACTGGAATCAAAGTTCCATATATTGTAACAGTTGAAGAATCTTCAAGACAGATTTTATCAATTAAAAGAAACTACGAGATTGGAGACCCAAAGAAAAACAAGATCCAATATTTTGTCCACTTTAAATTTCTGCCCGGACTAGGATTCTATGGCTTTGGTCTCATCCACATGATTGGTGGTTTATCAAGAACTGCAACTGCAGCGCTTCGTCAATTATTGGATGCCGGTACGCTCTCCAACTTACCGGCCGGATTTAAACAACGAGGCATCAGAATTAGAGACGATGCACAATCAATACAACCGGGAGAGTTTAGAGATGTAGACGCACCGGGTGGCAATATTAGAGATTCGTTTATGATGTTACCTTTCAAAGAACCATCACAAACTTTACTAGCTTTAATGGGCGTCGTTGTAACGGCAGGTCAGCGTTTTGCATCAATAGCTGACTTACAAGTAGGAGATGGGAACCAACAAGCGGCAGTGGGAACGACGGTTGCGCTTTTAGAAAGAGGATCGAGAACGATGTCTGCGATTCACAAAAGAATCTATGCAGCGTTGAAAAATGAATTCAAATTACTTGCAAGAGTGTTCAAACTTTATTTACCACAAGAATATCCTTACGATGTGGTAGGTGGACAAAGAACAATTAAACAAACCGACTTCGACGATCGAGTCGACATCTTGCCAGTTGCGGATCCCAATATATTCTCTCAAACACAGCGAATCTCCCTCGCTCAAACGGAACTGCAATTGGCAACATCGAACCCTACAATTCATAATATGTATGCTGTTTACAAAAATATGTATGATGCGTTAGGTGTTAAAAATGTTGACCAAATATTAGTTAAGCCTATGCCTCCAATGCCAAAAGATCCTGCGATCGAACACATTGATGCGTTAGCTGGAAAACCCTTTCAAGCATTTCCGGGTCAAGATCATAGATCACATATCACTGCGCATTTAAATTTCAGGGCAACAAACATGGCAAGAAACAATCCTGTGATCATGGCATCATTAGAGAAAAACATTTTTGAACATATTTCTTTGATGGCACAAGAACAAATTGAATT